GGTTTGGCGGGTGGTAGAGAACTTAGGAATTTGAGAGTTCATAAGTACATTATAGGTGGGTTCAGCACCAACGACCTGGTAATCACCAGATCCAAACACTTGACCAATACCAGACCCAAGCCATTTACCAACGCCCTTTAAATAGGGCATAGCTAACAGCGAGCCTAATTTTGATCCAACAATAGCACCAACATCCGAAAAAGGAGTAACAGGTTTCTTAGGTTTGTTACCATTTTGTTTGGGTTGTTTAACAGCGACAACCCGACGCTTATTACGATTTTTATTAGTCATTTATGGGATACTCATGACATGAGGACTGTACATCGTGTGGTAACTAAATAAGGGACTCCGTGCAGTCTCTTGGCATTCTGTTTAGCACTAAAGTAATAGTTTTGGGTCATTACACCACACAACCCCATAGCGTTAGCCGCCACCTCGTCCATTAACTGCACATGCTGACCATTGTTTTGATCCTCGCCCGACACGATCGATAGACCTGCTACGGATCCCAGCCCACGAACACACATGCCACTACATACGCACAGTTGTGAAACTGTGAACACTTCTACTTCAGACATGGCCATCATTTCGAATATATGTGTTGCTACGTAAGAAAGGCAGGCTATAGCGACATAGCCCACCTCTCCTGATTATCTGTGTGAGCATCAAAATCTATCACTGCATTCCGATACTCATCTTCAAAAGCCATTTGCTTGTCTGGCGTAATGCCAAAAGCTCTCCAGAAAGAAACACGAGTTTCATGAGATACCTCTTGGTATTTCCGATCCATCCCAACCGCTAGACGGGCAAATCCAGACTCTAGCGTAAGCTCCCCAACCAGTGGCTTTGCTCCGTTACCAGCACGATGCATCGCCATATAGAATTCCTGTACAACTGGAACCCCTCCGGTCAAGGACAGCCCACACTCAGACACACTAGTACACCACCTTTGGAACACCTTTCGGTTGTCTAATGGTTTTAAAGATAGACAATCTTTGGCAATACTAGTAGGGACATTACGTACCATAACCCAACCTTCAGGCACCTTAACTGGGTGGGTTTGGCAGAACTCAATCTGCTCAAACACATCTACTGGGTCCTCCAACTTAATGTTGAACCCATATCTAAGGAACCAACCATGCAGGTTTTGGATGCGCTCAAGATCACGACGTTCAATTAGCAATACACAATCATCTCCATTATTAGCAAGTCGGAACTTGGTAACACCAATGGATTTGATATAAGTGTAAATGAGAGCACACATGAGTAGACAATTACCGAGTCCGGTATTCATATCACCACTCATGCGTTTTCCACGCACCTTGAACTTTGCCGTGCCATCCCGGACTCGTGCAAATCCTCGATTTACTAACTGCATAGAAAGTAATTTTGGGAGCAATTTGTCTCCGGGGAAGAACATAGTATAAAAAGAATGTTCATACTTAAGGGCTTCCTGGCTTACATGTTGATCGAATCTTGACGCGTCAAGTCCGACTGCAACTGGGTCATCAAAATGATCCCAGTGGCTTCGCAAGGCCTCCGCACTACGTCGGGCATTTAATCCCTTAAACACCGTGGTAGCATCGTAGACCTTTGCAATAATCTTATAAACTTCTTTCTCAATCCGTTTTATATACGGACCCACCCTGCAATTGTATCGCTTATTTCGTGGCGAAATACCGCGAGGAACTGGATCAGACTTACTAGTGAAATTAACTTTCTCACACTTGCCAAAGAAATCTACAAACGAATCTGCTAATTTCAGTGGAAGTCGACTCAAACTTTCAAACGCTCGCTCGTACATAGCTCTTCTACGGCCGTCAAACGTTCCAAGAAATTGCATCTTGGAATATGGGGCGGTATATTGAACATATTTATTGAACTCGCTACGAAAGTCTGAGCATTCAGTCTCAAACAAGTGAGGTTCTATAGGCTCCGGAGTTGGAATAAACTTACCATCAACGCATACATAGAACAATCTCTCCTTTATAGCCCTAACAATTGCAGTTAGGTTAGTGTTATGGACTCGGAAGTCAGTTGACGTTGAGAAAGCTGTCAACCGATAAGTCTTACGAGTCTTTGCTACACCCGATCCTCGCTCTACCTGCAACGCGGGGTGGTCGGGAGCCTGGCTTTCGCCAGTATCCACCCCAGGTACGAGCACCAGGCCCCTTCAACCAGACTCGGCCGAAGGCTCATAAAGCCTAGGGCCTAACCAGTTAAAGAGTGTAGGTTTACCACGAGTGTAGAACAAAGTTCTATCCAATCGTAGTTGCTCTTGGTAGTTAGAGGACAGGGTAACCAATCTCGCTTCATAATCAGCCGGAGTTGACATGAAAGTGAGCTCGATCGCGATAGGTAGCACTCTTGCCAAGTCTTTATTGCGGACATGGAGTCTGCGAGCTTCACGGCTAATCCATTCAGAAACAACTATAAGATTAGCCTTCGTTCGGGTAGGACGAGACAAGAATATACGGGCGTCTCGCGCAAGTCGCTTGGCGAGACGAGGTCGGGTCTTAACATCAAATTTCACATTTATTAAATCATCAGATTCAATATCAGCACCGTAATCCAAATCACCAAGTAGAGACTGATGCTCTATATGGGTTGGCACTGTAACAAAGTTACGCCAAATCTTTCGATAAATGGTATAAACGGATAACGCAGATATAGTTATAAACGCTGTTTTCGCAAGGATGTTTTGGGACTCG